ATATGATGACTTTCAAAATAGAAGGGATGACAACGCACCAGAGCAAGGGGATTTGTTCGATGTATAGACCCGATGCGTACCCAACGAATGACAAAGACCCACGCCTAGAAAATGTGCGCGACAAACTGGCAAATCTGCGGACACTAATTGACGATGCAGAATGGAATGGCAAGCCCGTTGACACTGCCCTACAAGACAAGGCAAAGAGACTGACACAAATGGCAAGCGAGGGCACACTATGGACACCACGATTCTAGGTGTGACAAATGACAAACACCGCGACACTAAGATGGCAAACAGAACGACACTGAATCCAAATTACCCCTGCGATAAATGCGGGGAACCAGCGATGGTGGTAGAGGGTGGTTGGTTGCGTTGCCCTCGTTGTTGGTTGGCAGAAAAAGGAAAGCAAATAAAACCGCTTGACCATGCCGGATATTATCCCTAGTCTGTTTCTACGCAACAACCGGAGTACCTACCATGAAAAAACGAATCCACGTTAATCAGCATATAATCCGCAACAATGCGCGGAACAATAAGAACGAGCCAGTAATCACTGTGAAGACTAGCCGCGAGAATACTTATTGCCATGCAGTTAAGATTCTGGGGGAATCAACGGTTATCTATTCGCCTGATAAACCGCTATCTTGCGGGGCGAAAGTTTGGATAGAAACAAGCGCAGATGTAGAGATGACCCTATGAAAAAAGCACAGATAAACAAGCCAGCTTTTACCATGTATCCCAAAGCCGTTAAGTTTTTGGGGGAATACAAGCACAATGTTTTGAAGCAATCCAAAAATGCCAAGCTTTCAAAAGATAGGTTGCCCGTAGTTAAGAAGGGGCAATTCAAAGGGTATGTAATCTATACCTTAACTCTAGAGGAACGGGCCACTTGTCCACGTGAATGCTACCATTGGGATGACTGTTACGGTAACAATATGATGTTCGCGCATCGTATCCAACACGGGCCAGAACTCGAAAAAAGAATTAAGGCAGAAATTGCAGAATTGTGTGGCACCTATAAGGGCGTCATTGTCCGCTTGCATGTTTTGGGTGATTTCTATTCGGTGGATTATGTTGAACTGTGGCAGTATTTACTAGCTAAGTTTGACAATTTGGCAGTGTGGGGATTCACCGGACGCAGTTATTCAAGCGATATTGGGCTTGCTATCCGCGCTGTGATTGGCGGTTTCGGTGCCCGCTTTTCTGTCCGTTTTAGTAATGCTCCGGATGTTGCGTTTTCAGCTAACAGTGCAGACTTATATCAACCGGAAAAGGGAAAGAGTTTAATCTGTCCGGAACAAACGGGCAAAAGCGAATCGTGCGCGGCGTGTACTGTGTGCTGGTCTGCACCTGATAAGCAGGTTCTATTTTTGACGCATTAGGCGAGACAAACGGGGCGACACTATAAAAACCAGACGAGACAAACGGGGCGACACTATATTTTTGGGGATCGGTTAAAGGTTTCTTACTTGTCCATTCGGGGGCGGGGTAAGACTGGCGGGCCGGTTGGATCGGCGGCGAGACGATGGGGCCAGCCGATCATTTTTATCTTATTTATGTGTTGTTAATCTAGGTAATATCTGGCATAAGAATCTGACCGGCGGCGGGGTGCCACCGGACAACAACTAAAGAGAGGGCTAGTTATGCCATTTGATATTATACCATCTAAGGCCACCGATAAGATCAGGATATTGGGCGGGGATATGTTCAGCGTCCACAATGATATATCAGACTGTGGCGTCTATACTAACTATGCGAGTTTTGAGCCAGTGCCGATAGAGGCGGTTGTAACTGGTGATGACGGGGTGACCCATCAGGAATACACCCGATTTAAGACTTTGCAGAATACAGCAACCAAACGAGTTGTTGATATTACGCCATTCGATCCTCAATCTTACAATCTGGAACCGCATGACAGCTTGATGCAAAAACAAGCCGATATTTTGGCAGACTCCGGGCTTCGTGATTATCTGGGCAATGTAGAAGTATGTGACCGTGTCTATGAAGACGGGATGAGAGTGCATCGGACAATCTACTTTCACGATCTGGTTGACCGCAGCCGGACGAGATCAGGCCAGCAAGATGATGCCCGATGCCGGTTGGATATCTTTAACAGTGTGGACAAAACTTGGACTTTGCAGGTATTCAGCGGGGCGTATCGTGACCTTTGCCGGAATACTTTGGTGTTCGGGGGTGAAAAGGCATATCACCAAAGGGCCAAGCACACTAAAAACATGAATGCCGCCGCTATGATCACAAAAGGCGCATTGGGGCTTGAGATGTGGAATGAGCAGTCGCAGACCATGCAGATGTACCGTGATACCGGAATGACTGAAAAGCAGTTTAATGATGTTTTGATTGATTCCGGTTTGATCGATAAGGGGGGAAAGGTCGCAGAAAATAACGAGGAATTATCAGTAAACCAAACAAAGCTTGGAACCTTGCTTGATCTATACGGCAAGGAAACAAGGGAATTGGGCGAGACCATGTGGGCGGCATTTAATGCTTTGACGCATTGGTCAACCCACTTGCCCGATGCCAGAAAAGGTGGACGGGCAGAAAAGAAACGGCTGGATAAATCCCTAGCCGTTCGGAACCTAGTCAGGTCGGAAGCTTGGCTAAATCATGGAAAGGTGGCTGTATAACTTGGAAGCAATCCTATTTTTATATCGAACGGCGGTTTTGGTATTTTTGATCTTGTTGATCACCGCCTTTTTAACAGTCTAGGGCCATTGGCCGGAAAGAACACAACAATGAAAACCACACACGAAATGATGAAAGACCTTGAGAACGCAATTCGGGCCGATGAAAGGGCCAAGCTTCGGGAACAACTCCGTGATGCTTGGAACGATCACGGGAAGCCATTGGTTGAAAGCTTACCCCAAACGGGGATGCATGGTGAGCCATTGGCACCCGTTGGCCCTATCACGGTTGCAACCCAACCAACCAAGATCACCCGCAGTCAGCAACGCTTGATCGAGGAATTGCGGCGCGGTTATCAGGCGGTGCCCACCCTTGCCGGAAACTTGGGCGTTAAGAAGCATACCATCCATGCAATGCTTTACGTTCTAAAGCAGAACGGCTATGCGGTCGAGATCAAGACCGTATCTGGCGCGGCGGCAAGATATCGTAAAATTTATCGGCTTGCACGTTCGGCATAGCTGTGGCATAACGATGGGGCGGGCGCGGTTGCCCGCCTCAACAACTCCGGAAGGGAATCATTATGGAACTCAATATTCACGCTAAGAAATCACAGGGCACTAAGCACTTTATCCCCGAACTAAAAATCATTACCACCACCCATGAGAAGTTTAAGGTCGTAAAGCTTGAGGGCATCGACCAGTATGGTAATGATATCAAGGTCAATGTTTACTTGGATGAAAAGCAGACCGTTAAGAAGGTCGCTGAATATTCTTTTTCTCACCCTAAGTATAAGAAGACAGCCTAACCAGTTACCCAGCGCGGGGGGCTAATACCGCGCACTCCTCCCTTGACCCTCGTCATCAGTAATGGTGGCGGGGGTTTTGTTTTGCGTGAGTGCCGGTTAATAGATCACCGGATTGTATAGGCGGGATAATATCGGCGGGCCTATGTTCGGGGGATGCTATGATATGTGATCGCAATAGGCCATGCCAGTATGTTACCCACATGACAAATAAGGGAACGCGAGCGCGGGCGCGGGCGATATAGTCGGCGGTATTATGTGGCGGGGATATGTGGCGGGCTTGTTTGGGGGTTGGGCACCTTGGCAAGGGCAGACAAATGGAAATAAATTTGGCTGTGCGCGGGCGCACGCAAGGGCCACCCCACCCCCCAGCATATGCCTAGCAATCCCCCCATCGATTTTATGGCAGGATAGTTATCGATATGCGTAAAAAGGATACGTTGGGGGAGTGTGTGGGTATCCGGCGGGTACCTATGGGGTTTACCCCGGCGGGCCTATGCCCATAGTACAGTCAAATTTTAATTTTGTCAAGAAAAAAAGTTGACATATGCATAAAAAGTTCATATACTATTGACGTGAGCCGCATTTTCATGTCGAACCACCCCACAACGAACTATATTTCGTATTTAGCCAAGTGGTATCGGACACGAATGCGCCTCACTTCTCTTTATTTTACAGGAAATCCCTATGTTCACTGCAATTATCCTTGCATGTTGGTTACACAGCCCTCAAGATTGCACACAGTTTGTAGACACACGTGGTCCATACAAGACAGAGGGCGAGTGTTCTATCCGTGCTGTCACTATGATTCGTGAAATACGCACTATCACACCCGGAAAAGTAATTGTAGGTGCCCATTGCAGTGTAATCGCAGAGGAATCGACGTAAGTTATGAACCTTCTTCCCCAACAAAAGCCCAAACAGCGTCAGCTAACCGAACAGCAGTCCCTTTTTCTTGAAATCCTCTTCGAAAACGGTGGAAACATCACTGCTGCAGCCACAGATGCAGGGTATTCGGTGGGCAGTGCGTCTTGGTTACGCAAAACACTGGCCGATGAGATTGTAGAACGGACAAAAGATGTTCTATCTATGAACGCATTCAAAGCAGCCAACAGACTTGTAGCGACAATTGACAACCCCGCCCCCGAACGTGGTGATGATCTGCGTCTCAAGGCTGCTGAGAGCCTCCTGAACCGTGTAGGAGTCAAACAAACGGAAACAATCAACCACAACGTAACAGCGGTACACGGTGTAGTCCTGCTGCCCCCCAAAAAAGAGGTCGTGATCGATGGCAGTTCTTGAAAAAAAAGAAATAGAAGACAGGAAAGAACTTAATAAAGCAATTGATAAAGGGGCTGTTAAGATAACAGCTAAAAACAAAAATGATTTGCTGTCTAAGTCTAAACTGAAACGGTATGATGGTATTGTTGAAAATCAAAACATAGCTTACTTACTGAATAACAAACTTCTTGAGTTTGATTCTGAAACAAAAAAGCAAGTTACACAAAAGCCCCTTAACAAATTAGACAGCAAGCCGGGAAAAGGACTAGATAAACGACGTGCAAAAGCAAATGAATATAAGTCTGCTCCAAAAAGCCCTGTAGATACGTCTAGGTTTACGGGTAAAGCGTATAGTACAGAACTAGGAATTGCTTTACCTCGCTCCAACCCTTCACGTGGTACCACTCCCCGTGAAAAATTAGGCATGGGTGGTAGGGCTTATCGTGGTCGTCCCGCACAAAGCAGCGCAGAAAAGGAATCGTGATCGATGGCTGAAAATCCTCTGTCTAACAAATACGTCTTCGGTATTCGAGGTATGGACGAACGGTTCGAACGATTGTACAAAAAGCACGGCAGTACAATGAAGAAGATGTTCAAAGGAGAAAAGCTATCTCCTGACAAAGCTATGGATATTTTAGGTTTTATAGATAGTAATCCTGACATGTCATACGTTGAAATGAAAAACGAACTTATTCCCCCTAAAAAACAAAACTTACGTACTGGCGGCAAGGTTCGCAGCAATTACGCTCCGGGTGGCAAAGTCTGTCGCGGACGTAAGGCCAGTGGAAGTACGGAGAAGAATTAGGTGGCAGGACGGCCAAAGAAAGACCCTAGCGCACCCAAAGCATCATACAACCTGTCCGTAAAGGAACGTGCCCGCCGTGCTGCCCAAAAGAAACTGAACGGAGCCAAGCGTCGTGCAGCCAAGACAACAAAGGCAGCAGAGGACAAACGTCGCTACGCCCGCAAACTTGAAACCAAGATAGGCAAAGTAGAAAAAGCACTTGTAGGCAAGGATACGACAGTCATCGATGAGGGTGACCTCGCTGATCTTCCCGCCGCCGTTGCGGACTTGGTTGAGGACAGCGAGATTGTTTTCAAGCCGAACGAGGGACCACAAGAAGAGTTTCTGTCTGCGGGTGAACGCGACGTATTATATGGCGGTGCAGCCGGTGGCGGTAAATCTTTCGCTCTCTTGGCTGACCCCCTGCGCTTCTGCCACAACGCAAACCATCGTGGCCTCTTATTGCGGCGTACTCTCGACGAATTAACCGAACTGATCGACAAGTCACGCCAGCTATACACCAAAGCATTTCCCGGTGCGAAGTTTCGTGAATCTAAGTCTACGTGGGTTTTTCCATCCGGTGCAACCATCTGGTTCACCTATCTCGACAAGGACAAGGACGTTACTCGTTTTCAAGGACAGGCGTTCAACTGGATAGGCATCGATGAGATTACACAGTACCCCACAGCTTACGTCTGGGATTACTTGCGTTCTCGCCTTCGTACTACTGATCCTGAACTCCAGCAACACCTGTACATGCGCTGCACAGCCAACCCCGGAGGAGTGGGTGGTTGGTGGGTCAAGAAGATGTACATCGACGGAACACCAGAGAATAAGCCTTTTCCTGCATTCGACATAGAAACACGTCGGGATTTTGTTTGGCCCCCCGGACATGAAAAAGCAGGACAGCCCCTGTTCTATCGCAAGTTTGTTCCGGCCCGTTTGACTGACAACCCTCACCTGATGGCAGACGGTCAATACGAAGCTATGTTGAGATCGCTGCCCGATGTCGAACGCAGACGACTTCTCGAAGGGGACTGGGACGTAGCAGAGGGAGCAGCCTTCCCAGAGTTCTCACGAGCCAAGCATGTTGTCGAACCATTCGAACTTCCGACGAACTGGCCGCGCATACGGATGGCCGACTACGGCTATGCAGCACCGTCATGTGTCCTATGGGGCGCAATCGACTGGGATGACAATATCTGGATATATAGAGAATTATATCAAAAACACTTGACAGCAGAGCAACTAGCTGATAGAATACTAGAAGCAGAACAACTAGACCCACTACCTCACTACACAGTCCTCGACTCGTCTTGCTGGAACAAGACAGGTTTTGGGCCTTCAATTGCAGAGGTGATGATGAGGTCAGGTGTTCGTTGGACCCCTGCAGATCGCAACCGCATTCAGGGCAAGATGGAAATACATCGACGCCTAGCTGACAATCCATACACAGAAGAACCTCGCATTCGTTTCTTTTCTACGTGCCAGAACATCGTCAAGCAGATTGCTGGCATTCCTCTTTCCAAAACAAACAGCGAAGACGTAGATACGAAAGCAGAGGATCACGCATACGATGCCTTGCGCTATGGAATGATGACACGCATGAGTGGTTACACTTCTATACACCAACAGCTAAGTTCTATAAAGAACCACGTCCACCAAGTTCAAGACGAAGTATTCGGATACTAACCTATGGCAGAACAAAAAGACCCAACCCAAATTACTTTGCGTGAAGCTGCTGATGCTTACAACGCAAGAGGCGCGGGCACCATAGCAAGGTTTAGTGCAAAGGGAACCTTAAAGCAGTATGGTGATATGCCTCTTGTACAGGCATTTACACCCGACGAAAGTGGTGTTCGCCCTGTGGACACCATGTTAGAAGGGGCAAAAAGTCAAGGTGCAGCTAATTCTCTTCAAGATGATCTTCGTTTAATATCTAAGGATGTAAACAGACAGATATTCAACGCAGACCCTAACTCTTCTGCTTTGAATCTTCTTCCCGGCCTAGAAGCCAACGACCCTCAGACATTCAATATTTTCGGTGAAAGAGTATCTGCTCCAAAGCAAACTGAGATTGCAATTATAGCGCAAAACAAACAGGGCTGGGGAGAATTTATGCAGCAGTTGAATGCTATTCGTGAAGGCGGGGGCAACGACGCTGTAATTGCAGACGCAATTTACGTGAACTTACAAACAGGATATCGTAGTGGGGCGATTGCTGGTCTAACTGGTGCAGAGTACAAAGTTGACAGGGGCACAATCGAAATCACTCCCCAAACTAAAGCTACTCCAGAACTTGAAAAACGTACAGGCGCACAAAAAGTGGGTGGTAAACGTGGACAAGCCATCCCTCAAGATGTACCGCTAAATGAACAATCACACGCCCGTCTTCAACAGCGTTTAGCTGCTAACCAACTAGATGTTGGCATTCGTTCATTTATTGAAAATCAAATCAAAGCAGGTAAAGCTGCACCGGTGTTTGTAATAACAGGAAAAGACGGAAAATATCGACAGGTAAATACAACAGATATGACAGAAGTTCTTTCTCGTATTAGAACTTCTACTCCCATTATCAAGGACAACATAAACAACAAAGAATTTAACACACTTGTTCCTGACGATCCAGCGTACACAGGCGCAGATAAAAAGGGTAAATTTGGTGCGGCTCTTCTTCGTAATGTGTTTGCAAATGTTGCAGCTTTTGAAGTTCAAATGTCTGATGCAATGTTGGACTTTTTACAGGGTCGCAGTCAGAAATCTGGTGCAGAAACTAGATCAAGGACGGCTAAGTCAGGATATTTAGTTCGTCCACGCGGTACATTCTATCCAGCAGAACGTGATGCTGCACAGGCTGTGGGTAATTGGTTTGATGAAGTAGAGGGTGCTAGTGTTGTTGACAGATTTGACCCTGAGACTCAAACAGTCACCAAAACATCGTATGGTATTCCCGGTATGTTTGATCAACCTGCACCGTCTGCAGCCCCCACTGCACAACCTATTCCTGCAGAAAAACCTGCACCAGCTTCCCTAAACGATCTATCACCGGAAACAAGGTCCGCTATGGAAAAGGCTGGATTTAAGTTTAAATCACTTATTGTGCCGGGTACTATAGCCGCTGGAACAGCCGCAAGTGTTATAACATCTGAAGATGCAGCAGCAGCGGGATCAGAAGTTGTTAGGGATGTAGCTATAGATGTTGCGGGAGAAACAAGTTTAAAGAAAGTTTTAGGAAGAGTAGCGGCAGGACGAATTCCTATAGCAGATGTATTAATTCCTTCTGGAACTATGGCTAATCAAGAACTAACAGAAGATGACAGGGCTATTCAAAGTCAACAAGAAATGGAAGACTTGTCAGCACAAGCTGCACAAACAGTAGAAGATGAAGATGCGGCCCGCATTCAAAGGGCAAGACAACAACAACTTATGTCCCGGCCTATACCGGGAAAAAGTTTCTTAAATACAGAACAACAACCATAGGGGAGAAAAACCTATGCCCGGTAATAACTATAACTACGGTGCATCATACATTATGAACGCAGACAAAACCAGCGTTGATAAAGACGAAGGCGCATCTACACTCTACCGCGAAAAGCTAGAGTTTGATACTCGTGTCCAAACCGGACCAATGATCGAAGCTATGCCTAAGAAACAAACCAAACCAACTGTGGAAGCTTCACTGTTTAAGATGGCAGACGAACGCGACTACTAAGGAAGCGACATGGC